CCGTCCGCCAGTAGCGGGCAGTCTGGTCAGACGGGAGTAGGATGTAGAAATCTTCCTGGTACCGCTTCTTGTTTTCGACTGCAGGATAGCCCTCCGGCCATACGGCCAGGGCGGTGGAATCCCATACGAGGCTGGTATAACCTGCATCGGAGTAGCCGCGTACCTGGATGGTGGCTGCAGCTGAGAAGTTGTGCCGGAGAATAGCGATAACGCGAATCGCCCGGGCGACGCCCAGGTCGGCATCGAATTTCGTTGAGGCTGCTAGAGCATTGGTCGACCGTGCTTTTGCCGAAAGCAGCGGGTTCTTTAGGCTTGTGATTGGCAGCGTGCCCAACCACGAGCCGCCTGAAAGCACCGTGGAGTACGATGCGGAGTCAAGCAGCCGGTCCGGATATGCAAGTAGAACGTTTCCCATGTCAGCCCCACAGGTACAAAGAGATGGTGTCTTCGGCCAGATTCACCTCCGCGCCGACGATACGCATGTATTTAGATGAGTTGTAGTTGAAACGATTGGTGGCAAGCTTTACCACCTTATTGCGGGACCAGACATAGGCGAGGTCGTTAGGATTGTTGTTGGTACGAAGGATATAAGTTGTCCCAGCAATGGTGGTGCCACCTACTGTGCAGATGTTGTCTTTATACACGACCGCAGAATGCCCTGCACGCGCCAGGGGCAAATCACTAACACCCGCATCATCCCAGGCTCCAGTTGGATTAAGCAGGTTTAATCGCCACACGGTTTTTTTCTGTGTGCCATCTTTACCACCTATTACATAGACGAAATTACCCCAGACTGCTGCTGCATGTTCTTCCCTAAAATCCGGTAAATCAGTAACACCCGCATCATCCCAGGCTCCAGTTGGATTAGTCAGATCTAGTCTATAAGTTTTCTTTGTCGGATTAGTAGATACAGATCCTCCTAAAACGTACCAGTAATTACCATGTACAACGGATTGAGAATATAGAATGCTTGCGGGTAAATTTGTAACGGCAGTGCTGTCCCAACCAGCTGCCATGTTATCGAGATCAAGCCGAGGAGTATTCTGCAAATTGGACGCAACGTAGATATAATGATCGTGGACTATTGCAGAAATTTTCGAATAGGCTTGTGGGAACTCTGGCACGCTGGCATCATCCCAGGCCCCAGTGGGGTTATCCAGATCTAACCTAATACAGCTAGTACCTATATTTGGAACCTTATCTCCAATTCCCCCGAGAACGTAAACATAATTATTATGAAGCACTGCTGCATGACTGTGCCTTACATCCGGTAAATCAGTAACACCTGCATCATCCCAGACCCCAGTTGGATTCGACAAGTCTAACCGTTGCACCTTATTCGTTTTAACATCACCTGCTAATAAACCTCCTATGACATACAAATAACCGTTATAAACAACCACTCCTGCATTCGTGACCCTTGCAGGTAAATCTGCTATTGATTCATTATCCCAGTATCCAGCTAGATCGTAAAGCAGCTGTGTTCGCGGCACCGTGGCTTTAAGGTAATCCCGCCGCGTTCCGAACAGGTCCTGCAACCGGTCAGCTTCAGTCTGGGCCGCGGCTGCATCTATCATCGGCGTGTTGACATTGAGTTCTGTGGCCAGAAGATGGGCAGTCTTTACCGTTGCATCGGGGGCAGTGACAGTGCGGTACTGCTGTTTTAACCATTGCCGCCGAGCATCGGTAACGCTGGCGGCGAGATCACTGGCCTGCACGGTGTCGTTTTTGGCGTAATTGAGGTTGACCTGCCACACCGGGACTCCGCGTCCCGTGTCGTTGGTGGCAAGACGTTCCATTCCGAGGATTTTGGAATCGTCTATGGTCGTGATCGCCGTGGTGCCCGGGAGTTCCAGCCTTCTGATACAGAACTTCCCCATATTCTCGAAGCCGTACCAGGCATCAGGTGAGCACAGCTCATCGAGGACCGCGGCATAGGTGGTTTCAGCAGAAATGTAGATACCCACCGCAGCCGAATTTGCATTGTCCAAGTCAATGAAACCCTGTTCGATGCAATCGGATGCTGCAATAGGGATCTGCACGATTTGCTTGATAATCTGCGCCTTGGTACGATTGGCCGCCGCAGCACCCTGGACGCCGTCGGCAGTCACCTGACCGGCCGGGGAGCTACCGAGCCGAAAACAGCCGCCAGCCAGCCATGCCCGATAATATCCGGCCGCCGGAGCGTTTGTTTCCATATCGGTTTGGTCGGTGTAATCCGTGCCCTTAGTCAGGGCCACACCTCGGTCATACACGTTAGGGATACCACTCAGGGCAATATCTGACATCTGGTAAATAAGGCGGGACGTGTTGACGAGGACCGGAGTCACGTTATAACGGACACCATACAGACGAGGCTTCGGCTTGCCTTTTATATCTTCGACGCCTTCGAGGCCGGCGGGAAGGGCGTTATTACCGAGGTACTTTGTCGGCTGGAACGGTATGTCAAGTTCTGCTTTGCGGTCACGGATCCTGATCGATACATGATCGAGAGACGGCAGCGGCTGCTCCATTGTTCCGATCAAAAATGGGGCCAGACCATTCGGGGTAATCTCAGCGACAACGATCTCTCTGCCATCCAGACCGTAATCGAGCAGATAATCGAGCTGGCCGATATTGTTAATGAGGATGATGGCGCCGTACCCGGTTGACGCGGGGCCGCTCAGTTTCCCGCCCGAAAACATCTGGAACGTGAACACGCCCGGGTTTTCCAGCAACGGCTCATAATATTGATTGGAAGGCGTGTCGGCAGGACCGGAGGTATAGCCGTTGGTGGAAAAATAGAGCGTTACCTCGGAGGCCGTGCCGGGGTTGTAAGCCTTTATGGTGACCGCGTACTCTGCCATTATGCCGCGTTCTCCAGGATCGACTTGGTTTGTGTTCCGGCAAGCCGAGCTTCAACTGCTGCCAGTTTGGCAATCAGTTGCCGGTTCGCCTCGCCCTGCAGGCGGACCAGGGCGCGGAGTTCTGTGACCGCGTTTTTCAGTTCGGTGACCGTCTCCTCGTTATCGCCGGAAGTTTGCACCTTGATGCCGTACTTCTGCAGGACCGCGTTGCTCTGGGCGTCGATGATCGCTTCGCCGGCATGCACCTGGGCATACTGATCGCTTGCGAGGAATGAGGTTCCGACGGCGTACTGTGGGACGAACTGCCGGCTGTTGATCTCAGCTTGGGCGGCTTCGTAGGCGGCCGTGATTTCAGCGATCATAGTTGCTTGATTCTTAAGCGATGGAAGAAGCTCTTGATAGCGGATGGCGTAAGCAGCATAGGAAGTATCTGCTCCGTTAATCACGCCATCTTTAATCCCAACTCCCTTTCCGGTAGCAGCAACATCATACCGGGGGTCATATGGATACTGTGTGGGGTTAGCAGCCATCAGCTTCATCTGGGCTAAGCCCTCTTCAGTAAGAATATTATTTGTAAAGGTATCGCTTAAGCTGGCCTCATAGCTTTGTTGCAAGGCAGCTAAATCGACGGTACGTTGACGCTCAAAGTCAATCCGTTGCCGCTCTGCTTCAGCCCGTTGCAGGGCTTCCTGCTGCGCTTGAAGCACCGCCTGTTTTGCCGCAGCATCCGCTTGAAGATACTGTTCAAGCAGCATCGATACGCCGGAGTTTTCACCGAGTATCTCCCGCAGGTAAGCAATATTATCCGTATTGCCGTCCACAATCGATTCCTGGATCTTCTTCAGATTCTCCAATTGCTGCTGGGCCACATCGATTTGGATCTGGGTGTCGCTTGGCAAACCGCCGAGCAGGGCCAGGGCCTGGGTGACTTCGGTGAAGTCGGAAGCATACCCGGGGCCGCTGGCGTTGTATCCGCGGCTGGCATTAAGGAATTCGGTGGCTAGCTGGCTGACCGCCTGCATGGCGTCGACATCGCCCAACCTGGCGCGGCCGTAGGTGGAGCGGAAGGCGGCGCCAGTCTGGCTATATTTGTCCTCCGGAGAAAGGGTGGACAGGTTGCCGCCGAGCAGCCCCTGCAGCGTAGTTATGATCGAGATCTGAGCGGAAACCGCTGTACTGAATTTGTCACGGAGCCGGTCCGCCGCTTCGGTGAGTTCATTCCCGGCTGCGCTGATCGTTTCCGCCGCTTCTTTTGCCGCCTCTGCATATTCCAGCTGCTGCACCTGGAGGAGCTTTGCGGTATCCAGGCCGCGCTTTACATAGTCCTCGTATTCGTCCTGCTGTTGGTTGACGAGATCGAGCAGGTCAGCCATGGTCCCTTTACCGGTTACGCGCAGGTAACGGCTTTCCAGATCGCGGGCGGATTCGCGTTGCTGCTCGGCCATGTCTGCCGCATGATCCTGCACCAGGGCGAACGCTTCTGACACATCCATCAGGGAGGCGAACAGTGCCCGGCCGCGTTCGGTGGAAAGATTGAGGGAATCAACGAT